AATGCAACAGTGTCTGTTGCACAAGGTGTTCCGTTAGAAACAGCTTTAAGAAACGCTGTTGTCAATACTGTGGTTAACACTGGCTCTCAACAAGTTGCTGTTGCTGTTAATGAAATTATTGGCAATGCAGACATTACTAATGCCATTGTTTCTACTGCTGGCTCTGCTGTTAGAACATCTCTTATGGGTGGTAGTGCAGATGACATTGCAAGAGCGGCTACTGCTGGCCTTGTAAGTTCTGCCGCGCAATCTGCATATATTGGTGCTGTTGATGGAGCCAGCCAATCTACTGCTAATTTGATAGGTTCTACTGTTGGCGGCGCTGTTCTTGGTGGTGGTGCTAGCGCTATTACTGCTGCATTAAATAATTTATCTAGTGCAAGTGCTAGAGGTTATGCACAAGATGTGCGAGAAGCTATTGCACAACAAAATTTTGAAAGATTTGAAGAGGCCTCCAGAGCATTGCTTGCACAAAATGCTTTTGATGCTTCTAACGTTGCACCTACTGATGTTGAACTGCAACGGCAATATCTTGCTGCCAATCACATCTCTCTTAGAAACGAATACGACAATCTTCAAAGGTTGTATGCGGCAGACCCAAATTCTGCTGAGTACGCTGCCGCTTATGCTGAATACATAAAAAATAACAATGCGTACAACGCAGCAGTTACAGCAGTAACTGCAACAGTATCACCAGCCGCTGAAATTACTGATGCTGAAATTCAAGCTGAGTATGAAGCGCTCATGGCAAAAGCCACGTTGCAAACAGTAACTGTTGCTGCTACTCAAAATGTTACTCAGTCAATTCTTAATTTAATTAACGCTTCAGTTACACCTAGTCCTGTTGTCAGCGTTGCTGTAAGTCCTAACGTACTACAAGAAGTTACTGTAACTGCAAGTCCCACCGTTACTGTTAGCCCAACAGTAGAAGCAACCGTAAGTCCAGCAGTCAATGTTACTCAAAACATTATTGACCAAATTCTTAACACGGTCACTGTTACAGCTAGCCCTACTGTTTCTGTAAGTCCTACTATTACAGATGTTCTTGCAAGTGTTACGGTTACAGCAACAAACGCTACTCAGGCTATCATTGAACAGATATTAAATACGGTAACTGTTACATCCTCTGTAAGTCCAACGGTTAGCCCTACCATAGAAGATGTGCTAACAACTGTTACTGTAACTGCTAGTCCAGATGTAACAGCGGCTATCATTGAACAAATACTGAACACGGTTACGGTAACTGGCTCTGTAAGTCCTACGGTAAGTCCTACAGTATTAGAAACAGTGACAGTCAGCGCAACTGTAGACGTAACTTCTGCCATCATTGAACAGATACTGAATACAGTAACAGTTACCGCTTCTGTCAGTCCTACTGTCAGTCCTACTGCACTTCAAACAGTAACTGTTACTGGCTCTGTTAGCCCTACTGTGACTCCTACTGCACTTCAAACAGTAACTGTTACTGGCTCTGTTAGCCCTACTGTGACTCCTACTGCACTTCAAACAGTAACAGTCACTGGTTCCGTAAGCCCTACTGTTAGCCCTAGTGTTAGCCCAACAGTTTTGCAGACAGTCACGGTTACCCCTACCGTAGATGTAACGGCAGCTATTATTGACTTAATACTAAACACTGTTACTGTCACCGCAAGTCCTACTGTGACCGTAACCTCTACTGTATTGCAAACAGTTACAGTAACAGGGTCTACAGTAACAGTAAGTCCTACTGTAACTTCTACCGTATTACAAACAGTTACCGTAACAGCTAGTCCAACTGTGACTGTTAGTCCCACTAGCACTGTATTTGTTACGGTCACGGTCACTGCAAGTCCTACCGTAACTCCTACCGTAACTCCATCCCCTACGCTTCCAACTGTTACGGTAACTGCTAGTCCAACAGTAAGTCCAACAGTAAGTCCTACGGTAGAAATTAGCGTAAGTCCTAGTCCAACTATAGACATTACCCCAACGGTAGAGTACAGCCCTACAATTAGGATACTTACTACTGTTACGCCGCCAAAACCAACGGTTAGGCCACCTTTTAGACCACCAAGTGTTTTGGCAGAAGCATTGAGCATAGCCCCTTATCGGGGGGCTGGCGAGATAGAAGACCCGTCAACGGGTAAGAAACGTAGAAACGTGTGGAATGAAGAATCACTGCGTCTAAAAGACGCGCTAGGAATCTAATCATGGTATCAGCAGTCAGAAAACTTACTGGTGTTGGCGGTGATGTCCGTCAAATTGCTCGGCTCTTGCAAAAGAAAGCCCCGCCCGGTCACATGCTTGCGTATATCAACCAAGAGGAAGCAGACCTGTTGAAAGCACAGGGAGGCTCTGGTGAACCACACGCAGATACAGGCATTCCATCTTTTGATGAAGAAGGTGAAGGTGCTGCTTATAAATACCAGCCCCAAGACTACAGCACACCTCCTGCTGAGTACACTCCGGGTACACCGGCTGCTGGCGACCAAAACGTAACGCCCGTTGAAGTTGGGCCTACTCAGGGTGCGTATGTCCCGGAATACACCCCGGCAGAACAATATGCCCAATACGGTGCTGGCAGACAAGCGGCGGAAGCATTCCGTCCTGACTTCACTGTACCAGAACAATATCAGCAATATGGTGCTGGTAGGCAGTACGCAGACACTGCTGCTGCGTTAGGCGCAGTGCAACCAAAAGAAGCAAAAGCGGGTTTTAATTTAGCAGATGAAGTTAAAAAACTAAATCTTAGTGAAGACACATTGAAAAAATTAGGCATTGGCGGTTTGCAAGCACTTGTTGGAGGTTTGCAAGCACGGCAAGCCGCACAAGCTGGACAAGCTGGCAAAGAAGAGATGGCGGCTATGGCTGCACCTTACCGAACGCAAGCACAAGACATGATTGCAAAAGCACAACGTGGAGAACTCACTCCTGTTGGTCAACAGCAATTGCAAGCAGTGCAAGCACAGGCGGCGCAAGGTGCGGAGAAGCGTGGCGGTGTAGGCGCACAACAGTCTATGGCCCAAGTAGAAGCTTTTCGTCAACAGTTGTTGCAACAGCAGTATGACTACGGTTTGAAACTGTCTGGCATTGCTGACAACATCATGACTGGCGCTATTAAAGCTGGTATGCAAGCTGACCAGTACGTTAACCAGTTGACTAGCAACTACTTCAACAACATTGCTAGAACAATGTATGGTGCTGCACCACAAGTAGCTGGCACACCTTCTGGAACACCGGGAGTGCAATAATGGCTACTGCTACTCTTAAATCAATTACAGGGGTTACAGACCCTCTGAAAGAACTTACGTCCAAGGCAGAAGAGGCTGGACGTAAGGAAGAAGAATCCCGTTCGGCAGTTCAAAAGCTAGAACTAGGCAAAGCTGAGTCTGAAGCAAAACGCACTGCTGAACAAGCAGCGGCAAAAGTTGCTGGAACAGAAGAGGCTATGGCGCGTCAAACCGCAAGGGAAACGCCTATAAAAGAGCAGAAGTCTGAGATAGACAATGCTCTGATGAACGAACACTTCAAGCCTAGCAAAGAAAATTTGCAAGACCAAGCAGCGTTGTTTTCGCTTATCAACGTCATTGGTTTTGCTATTGGTGCTGGCGGTAAACAAAACGCATTGCAAGCCATGTACGCTATGAACGGCATGTTAGAAGGCCACCAGAAAGGCCGCTCTGACTTGTTCAAAGAAGAGCAAGTGAAGTTTGAAAAGAACTTCAAGGCTTTACAACAGAAGGCTAACTTCCTAGAGTCTGAGTTACGTCATTCGCTAGAAGAATTTACCCGCGACAAACGTGCTGCGGATGAACGTGCGGCTGCTGCGTTTGCTTCTTCTGGTGCTGACTTTATGAAGCAGTACGCAGAGAAGTACGGCCTTGTAGAAGCGCACAAAAGAGCAGTGGAAGTCAAAAAGTCTGCTGACAAAGCGGTAGCAGACTATCAAAGAGAACAGCAGCGCAAGTTAGACAAAATAGAAACAGATGCTCGTCATATTGAGCAAATGAAAGCAATTCGTGGTTTACGTCCACCAGCAGAAACGCCAGAAGAAAAGCGCGTTGCAAAAATTGGTACGGCTGGCCCTCAGTACACCATTTACCAACAAACTGGAAAAATGTTGCCGGATGCAAAAACGGCAAGGGATGTGCAAACAGCAGCGCAGGGTGTTCGTTCTATTGAAAGTTTGCAAGAAGATTTGCGCGACAAAGAAGTTAGAACAGGATTGACTGCAAAAGCTGCTTCTTTGTTAGAAAAAATAGCGTCTCTTGGAAATGCAGATTTTGAAACTGCAGTTAACAGTCAGCTAACAGGTGTAGACAAAACAACCTTGTTCTTGAAAAAGGCTTTGCTGACTAGCTACGCTATTGAACGTGCAGCCGCTGGTGGTGGCAGATTGACCGTGCAAATGATGAGGCAAGCTGGCCCTGTTCTTGACCCCACCAACTACAAACCAGAAACTTACGATAAGCTGTTAGATGACAGGCGTAGGGATTTGTATGACACGTTGCATGACTACGGTTTTGATTCTAAAGACGTTAAGAAAATGACAAGCCGTGAGGCATACACTCCGTACGGTGGAGAGACTGCTGCACCCAAAGATTCTGAAACATTCAGTGATGCTGAAAAAGAGCGCCGCTATCAAGAGTGGAAGAAGAGGAATCCATAATGACTGAAGAAGAAGAGTTTGAGTTTCGCGCTAGACGCGAGAAAGAAAAAGCAGCAAGTAAATCATCTGCTGCACCTTCTTTTGGTGAGAAAGCAGGGGCTTTTGCTTTGGGCCTTGGAACGGGAGTTGTAGGACTTCCGGGTGATATTGAATCCATGATTACTCCAGAGTCCAAAGGAGAATTGGCTGGACACGAAACAGTTTTTCCAACTGCAAAAGAGTTTCAAAAGGGGCTTACAAAACTTGGAGTTCCAGAACCCAGACCAGAAGTAAGCGGTTATGTAAAAGCTGGTGAACTTGCTCCTGCTGCTGTTGCCGGGGGAAAAGCGTTGTATGGTCTTGGCAAATACGGTGTTAGTAAAGCTGCTGACCTTGGCAACCTGTTACTAGGCAGAAAAACAGCGGGTCAAGCTGGGCGTGTTGGAGCAGAAGCTGCCCGTGTTGGAACTGAGGCAGAAAAAGGCCTTGCACAACAAGAAGCAGAAACAAAACGTTTGCTTGCAAAAGAACAAGAGTCTCGCGCTGCTTCCACAAAGAGCCAAGCCGAACGTCAAGCTATGGCAGAAACCGCAGCAGCAAAAGCAGCACCAAAAGGTGAGCGTTCATTGCGCGAACTGGCTGGTGTTAAGACATTGCCAGAAGCCGGTGGCTTCAAGCCTATTCCCCAAACACCCACAGAAGTGGGTAACTTTGTTCGTCAACAAGCTGAGAACTTTGTTAACTCTATCAAGAAACAAAGAGATGCTGCTGCCAAAGTTGGTTTTGGTAATGCCAAAAATGAAGCACAGTTGAAGCAAGGCCTTGGTCAATATGTTGATACACAGCCATTGGTCAAACAAATTGACAACCTTATTGCCAAGGGTGGCTCTAGCGACTACATCCGTTCTATCAGTCAATTGAAGAACGATTTGGCTGTTACCAGAGACTTTGAAGGCTTGGAAGTTATCCGGCGTAGGCTTGGTGATGCCGCTTTTGGTTTGCCAGAAGAAGGATACAAAGCCATTGGGCAAGGTTTTGCCAAAGACATGTACAAGAGTCTGTCTGGTCAGATGAAGGAGTTTTCTCCTGCTTTTGAAAAATACCTTGAGGACTACAAGCGCCTTTCCAAAACCATAGAGGCGCACAGCACCAAGGTTGGCAAAGGTCTTACAGAAACTCAAGATGCGGCTGGCAAGTATTACGCCAAGCCAGCAGAGCAAGTTGCCAACGACATCTTCAGCAGCCCAGAAAAGTACAGGCAATTTGTGGACGCTGTTGGCGGTAACTTGGAAATTGCTACTTCTGCTGCACGGAAGTTTTTTGCTGGCAAACTGGAATCTGCAAAGACACCAGAGGCCGTAGAGAAAATCTTGAAAGACAGCCGGGAGTTGCTGCGTCAACCGGGTATGGCTGGCGCAAAGCAGGATTTGGAGTCCTACCTTGCTGCACTGCGTCAATCGGGCAGAAGGACAGAGGCTGCTGCTGGAATTTCTGCGGAGGCAAAAGGAGCGCAGGAAGCCATTGCCAAGCAAGTAAAAGAGTTGGACAAAGCTGCTCAAGCAAGGTTGAAAGACATTGCTGGCGCGAAAACCCTTATGTCTGACGCTGTTGAGGCACTTTCTTCCGCTAAACCGGGCAAAGCCATTGATACTTTTGAAAGCACTGTGTTGCCAAAAATACGGGATGCTGAAGCAAAAGCCGGTACACGGTTGCTGTCAGACCAGCAAATTGAGACTTTGCGGCAACAGGTTCAGCAGCTTGAGAAGATTTCGGATAAAGCTGCCCGGGCAAGAGTTATCACTGGCATCCTTGGCACTTATTTGATAGGCCAGACGGGTGTGTACAAAATCAAACAACTGGCTGGAATGCCGTCATAACCATGAGCAAAAAGTCAAAAGGAATCAACCCGGAACTAGAAGCAGCCATCAACAGCTTGATGGCATCCGTTACCAATGACCCTACCGCCAGCATCACGGACAAGATGCGGGTGATTGACCGCGCCTTGAAGCTAGAGCAACTCAAGCTGAAGGACTCAGATTCTGAGTGGGGCAGTGGTTTTGGGTTAGACGATGATGAAGAGAAGTGATAAGATGATTACTTCTCAACCAGCAGAGGGTATACATCATGGATGCAACAGCAGTCGTACGCATAGCGTTAGGTGTCATATCAGACCGTCTAATCACTATACTCGCTCTTCTAACTTCGTTCGGTCTTGGATGCTGGACGATGTGGGGCATGGGGTGGGAACGTGTCTCGGCACTAGCAATTTATGTATTTTTCGCGTATCTTATAGTCACCGCAAAGGAGAAAGTTAATGTCCAAGAGAGAACACCAACGCCCCCATGATTTGAACCAACAGGTAGCCAAGTCAACCCGTCCGCAACTGCCCCGTGATGGCAGTCGGGATATGCAACGCTGGGAGCCAGGTCAGCTTCCTGTTGGCGGCTATCGCTCTGTGTTTGATTTCTCAGGCACACCCAACTACGACACCAAACACAGCCCTACTTCTGGCGGCGGTAAGAAGGTGTACTAATGGCTGCTAATATCCCTTTTCAAGCACAAGGAAAGACGTATAAGGCTAACGTCACTACGGCTTCCCAAACCATTACTATTCTTTCTGATAGCCCATGTAATCAGATTTGTGTAGCCAATCATCAGCCTACTGGTTCTGGTGGTCAGCCGGTTTACTTTAGCGTTAGCAATTTGTCTAACGTCACTGCTTCTGCCCCTGCAAACGGCGCACCAAGTTATACGCTTGTGTCTGTTCCCGGAACAATTAAGGTTTACACCGTACCTTATCAATTTACAAGCACTGGTTTGTATGTTGCATTCATTGGTGAAGCTGCTTCTGAATGCTACTTTACGCCGGGTGAAGGCTTATAAGGTGTAGATGTGATTGACCCCGTCACAGCTTTTGCGACAGCCCAAGCCGCAATAAAAGGGGTACAAGCAGCCATCAAGATGGGTAAGGACATCCACGCTATTAGCGGGGAGATGATGCGCTTCTTTGAGGCCAAGGATGTTGTTCAGAGGGAAGCTGCTAAACCCAAGTCCGTCTTTGCCAAGTCCGACACCGCACGGGCTTTTGAAATTGTCATGCACGCTAAACGGCTGGATGACGCTGAGAAAGAGTTGAATCAGTGGATGGTTCTCTCTGGTCACGCAGACCTTTGGCAGCAGCTTCTCATAGAGCGCAACAACATCATTCAGCAGCGCAAGAAGCAAGAAGTCTTGGATGAGAAGAACGCTGCTGCTCGCAAGAAAGAGATGGATGAACTTATCAACTGGCTTCTTGGCGGCGGCATTATCCTCTTGCTCGCTGGATTTGCTTACTACTGGTTAACCCTTTTGGCGGAGAAACACTGATGCTCACAATTCTGTCTACCCTTATTTCTTTCTTGATGGGCGGCTTGCCCAAGTTGTTGGATTTCTTCCAAGACCGCAACGATAAGGCCCATGAACTTGCTCTTGCCCAGATGCAGATAGAGCGGGAACTAGAGTTACGCAAAGCCGGGTTTGAGGCCCAAGAAAAGGTGGAGCAGATACACAGCGCCCAACTTGAGATGGAAACCAATGCCAAGGCCAATGAGAACCTTGTCAACGCTCAAGTGGCTGAGATGAACGCCATCTACCAGCATGATGAGTCTCTCAATGAAGGCACAAGCCAGTGGATGAAAAACCTCCGTGCTGGTGTTCGCAGCTTCATTACCCTTGGTTTTTTCTTCCTCCTGTGCTTTGTGGACGTTGGCATGTTTATGTACGGCTGGAACCACGGTGTAGAGTTCCCTGTGCTTGCCGAAAGGTTGTGGGATAGCAACACTCAGGCTCTGTTTGCCAGCATCATTGCCTTCCACTTTGGCGGTAGAGCCTTTGGTAAATGAAAGTCTCTGATAAAGCCAAGGGTGTCATAAAGCACCATGAAGGGGTGAAACAACGCCCCTATCGTTGTCCTGCAAAATTGTGGACAATAGGGGTAGGGCATGTTCTGTACCCAGAACAGGGAGCAATGAAATTAGAGTTGCGGGATGGATTTGCGTTAAAAGACGCAGATAACCGCCTGTTCAGCATGGAGGAAGTAGATGCAATACTTTCAGCAGACCTTGAACGATTTGAGCGAGGTGTGGAGAAATTTATCCCCGTCCAGCTTACCCAAGGTCAATTTGACGCTCTTGTTAGTTTTAGCTTTAATGTCGGTTTGGGAACACTACAGCGCTCAACGCTCCGTCAGAAGGTTCTGCGCGGGGATATGGAAGGCGCTGCACAAGAGTTCTTGAAATACTGTATGGCTGGTGGTAAACCCTTGAAAGGATTGCAGAACAGGCGGCAGGATGAACGCGCCTTGTTTCTCTCTTAAACACATGGCAAAGAAAAAGTTTCCTAATCTTTCTGTTGGCAGAGGCGAGAAGCTGTCTGTCAAAAAAGGTGGTGGTCTTACCGCCAAAGGTAGGGCAAAGGCGAATAGGGCGACAGGTAGTAATTTGAAAGCACCTACCAAGTCTGGCCCCCGTCACAAGTCTTTCTGCGCTCGCAGTAAATCTTGGACAGGTGAGCGGGGTAAAGCAGCTAGAAAACGTTGGGGATGCAGATGAAAACACCAAAAGCAAAGCGCGGGTTGTACTACAACATCAACAAGCGCAGGA